TGTTTCAATAGCCTTTTGCATCTCTATAGAGAGAATTCCCCATTTGCCTAAGGTGCTTTTTAATACTGTTTTCTTGGCCATACCATCAAAGTCACTTTGCCAAGGCCCATTGCTGAATGTTTTAGAAAACCTTTTTGCATGCTTTAATACCTGATCTTTAGTCCAATAAACTACCTTCTCAAATCCGTTTACTAATTTAAAGAAAGCTGCATATCCTACAACATCATCATTTTCTTTAGCATCAAAATCAAATTGCAATTCTTCTGTAAGAGGATTCCATGATTTTAACTGCCCCTTGTATATTTCAATTACATTTATTGCCTTATACTGACCAGTTCTAAGTGCTAATTGAACATATCCTCTCCAACCCATTTGAAACTGTGCTCTTTTCCCATATGGTACTATCCATGCAAAGCCTAAGTTTTTATCTATTGGTAAATCTAAAGTTGCTGCAACTACTGCACTGGCTATAACTGAATTAGGTTCACATTTACTTAAATTAGTATCTGAATTAGTTAAATTAACAACTGAACTCATGAACCCTGCTGCCTTTTTTCCGAGTATATCTTCAAATCTTTTCTTATAGTTCACATCATTTAATAGTCTTTTTACATTCATCACTGGTGCTGGTTGCTTTTGTTGACTTTGACTTACTAATCCTCCGTTTACATTAGCCATCTAGTATTCCTCCTATTTACACTTAGTTATTCTCATATTTACAAATTCTGTTTGGCCTTCAAGTATTGCTTTATAAGTTACTGGGTACTTTTCTTTAAGAGTTTTGGTGTCTAGTTTATCTCTTTTAACTTCAAATCTGCTTATCTTATATAATCCATCTGAACCTTTTTTACTATCTCCCAGGTCTAAGTAGATAAGTTGCTTTAATTGCTCTTTATCCTTTTCTAGAGCCTTTATTTTTTCATCAATGTCTTTATACTTAGCTAACTTATTATCTTGAATTGTAACCTCAATATCATTATCTAGAGCTTGTTTAAAAAGTATTTCTTTAGTTTCACATTCAAGGCCTATAGGAGTTGGAGCTACTTTTGTTAAAATATGATTGTTCCAAAAGTTAATGCCTATTTCAAATAAAGCTTTAATGTCATCTTCATTTCTAGGTACTAGTTTCCACTTAACTTCTTTACCTAAGAGATAGACTATTAAGAAGTATTTAAGCCCTGTGATTCCCATATACCATTGACATTGACAGTAATATTCGTCAGGAATCTCTTCACCGGCCCACATCTTTTTTAGAAACTCACTAGCTGTCTTGATTTCAATTCCTATAAGTCCATCTTTGGGAATATACTTGATCTCTCCAGTATCTAGGTTTTCATAATATCTATAATCCTGGTCTAATTTTGCCAAGCCATCAATATTAGCACTTAGGTACTCATAATCTTTGTGAACCATCATAAATGGATACTCAAATGTAGCAAGTTTAATCCCTGTCGCTTTTTCAAAATCTTCTTGGACCCATTCCCTTATTAGTGGCTCCATCCTGTTCCCGAACTGAGTATGAATATTGCCTTTAAACTTTTCACTTAGTCCTAACTTCTCATTAAATACTGTAAGAGCTGAACCGTACTTACTGAAACCTGCTATCTTTGCTATCTCTGAACCGCCTATGCTATTTCCTCTTTGACTTAACCACTTGTTTCTAGCTTCATCATCTTCTCTTGAATCAAAGACTACTTTAGCTGTTTTGAAAAGTTCCCTAGTTTCTATAATTCCTATCATCTAATTCACCCCTTACCCTATTTTTTCAATTTCAAATTCATCTGACATTGTGTTAGTAACAAAATACTGATAATCATCCTTAGACATTTCATCTATAAGTTTTTTCTGTGCTGCTGGATTTAGGCTTTCGAAACGATCTATACAAATAACTTTTAATTCACCAGCTTGAGCTCTAGCAATTCTCATAGCAAGTTCAAGTTTTTCTCCATCACTTAAGCCATCTATAAGGGTACTGTTAATTCTAATTAAGCCATTTTCATCAACTGATATACCTTCAACAGGCATCTTCGCAGTTTTAAGAAGTTCTCCTGGAAGAACTCTTGCTTTATCAATTCGTGCAGTAAGTAATTCTGAATATCGTTCCTTTTCAGCTAGTTTTCCATCACGAATATTAAGCATCATATCCCACTGTCTAAGGTAACTTTGCATTTCAGCAACTTTATCAGCTTCATTTTGGAGTGGCTCAATATCAGTTACTTCATTTTCCTTAAGATAATTAGCAGCTTTTCCTACTCTAATCTCTTCTTTTTCAATTTCAGAGACAGTTTTTTCATCTACTGCTTTCAGTTCCTGTTTTTCAAGATTATCAAGTGAATTTAACTCTTCATTCTTTTGTGTTATCTTATTTTCTTGAATGTGAATTAGATCTTTCTGATTATCTGCTTCTGCCATAACTTCTTTCTCTTTTTTATCTTTTAATTCTCTGTACTTTTCTAATAATGCTTGGTACTCATTTTCTAATTGTGCATCTAACTTTTGATGTTCTAGCTGAACCTTTTCTTGAGAATTATTTATAAACTCTTTAGCTTTCTCTATTTTATTTTTGGAAAGTTCTATAATGTCCTTAATATCTTGTCTTTGGTCTTTATACTTCATTTGAATCCTAGACTTTTCACTTTCTGCATTAGCTTTTATAGAGTTGACTTTATCTTCAAAATTAGACTGTAATGCTTTAGCCTCTTCAATCCAATGATTAATCTTTTGAGCTTCTGCAACTTTGTTATAATATTCCTGGACTTTCTTATCTCTCCAAATCTCGCCATCATATTCTGCTGGGAGTTCATCTAGAATAACCTTAATTTGTGTCTTTAGCTCATTTATCTCTCTATTGACTTCTTGCCTATCATTGTAGTACTTTAGTTCTATAGCTTTGAGTATTTGGAGAATATGCTGATTAAAATCGATATTAGAAGGAGTTTCCCCAAACCATGCTTCTATATCTTCCATTGACCAGCCTATCTCCAACATACTTAAAATTGATTTTGTTTGTTCTTTTATCCCCATGTTTACCCAATCAACAGGTCTAAAGATATCTCCATTTATAAGGCTTCTAAGAAATTTTTCTGTACTTGGAATTGCTACATCCTCTTTTCTACATTTTAGATAATCAGCCTTATCAGTTCTTATTCTTCTATCTATTTCTAATCCATCATCAAGCTCTACATACAAAGTTGCTTCTTCTGCTCCATGTTTAACTATCTCAGTACGTCTATTTTTATTTGTAAATGTCTTTTCGATAGCCTCTATTATGCTGCTCTTTCCACTTCCTTTTGGACCTTTAATGATATTTATCTTTGATGCTTCTAATCCAATTTCATCAACACCAAGGAAGTTATTAATTTTTAAAACTTTAATTTTACTCACTTTTTTCCTCCTCAAATTTATTTTTAAATCTATTTAGTCCTTCCCAAGTTGGTCTTACTCCAATGCTTTCACAAGCTCTCATATAGCTTTTAAAAACTTTAATATTCATTTGAACCTCCTTGTAATCATTTCATTTCATGCAGCATAGAATATATTGAGTAAGTATTTTCTTTTTTTAGTAAAATAATTTTTTATAAAAGGCTTTTCAGCCTCTTTCTCAGGTGTATACTTTTTAATACCACGTAGTTGGACTTGTAACGTGTAACCATTCTTTCTTGCCATAAATCTTATAATCAAATCGTAGATATTTTCCTGAATTATCATTGCAACACTTAACACTAATTGGCTTAATTGTCTCTCTAGCTTCAGCTCCCCAGGAATTATAGAAATTATTTAGAAATTTTCTAAACATGTCAGCGTTAATAGTTAGCTTTTCAAAGCCTTTTACATTTTCAGCAATCAGCATATCTATCTCCTTTCTAAGCGTTCAATAATTTTATCTATCATTTGTAGAGGATACTTTTTACATAGAACTTCAGCTGTTGCTTTGGCTGCTCTTCTTTGGAACTCTTCTTCATTTTCTTCCGTTGGAAAATGTACTATAACATTTCTGATTTTATTTTGCTTAGCCAAGTTCTACTCCTCCAATCCAATTAGTCCTTATTATCTAGAATATGATTAATAGCTTTAAATGGTGAAATAACTCCTTACATGTTTTCTAATTCTAAAATTGCTAACTTGTTGCACCTAGTACATCTAACTTCAATTTTTAAGGTACCTTTCAGTCTGTATAAGAATAATAATTTGTTACAACTTGGGCATCTGAATTGATTCATTTCTTCAAACATTTATTTACCTCCAATTCTTAGCCCCATCTACCCTTTTCTCACAAAGTCCGTACTATTTTCCATCCTCTGTTTCCCTAATTTAATTTTTAAAGGACTGTACAAACTATAGTTATACAACCTTTTGTTCTTCTTGCATTACACCATCTTCAAAAAAAATTTGTTCTGCTGGTATTCCAAAGAAATTAGCTATACGTATCATTAAGTTTCCATTAGGCGTATAGACACCTCTTTCTATATTTGAAATTGTTGGTCGTGCTACGTTTAGTTTTTCAGCTAATTCTTCTTGGGTTAGATTAAGTTGAGTTCTTAACTTTCTTACAGTGTTCGTCATGTATTACACCTCCTTATGTATTTATTGTAATACTAGTATTACACATTGTCAAGCAAGTAATACATAATATTTATAAATTTTATTTTTATTTTTGTAATGTTTGCATTACAATATTAGTGAGGTGGTTTTTAAATGGAAGATTTAAGTACTTTTCTAATAAGTAAAAGAACTGAATTAAAATTAAGCTTAAGAGATGCAGCTAAGTCTATAGGCATTAGCCACTCATATTTAAGTACATTAGAAAAAGGATTTGATCCTAGAAATAATGCACCTATTAAGCCTACTCCAGAAACACTACAATTAATTAGTAATGCTTATAAGACATCTTATGAGTACTTAATGAAATTGTCTGGTTATATAGATAACAAATTAAATGAAGAAACTAAACTCACTAAAAAAGATGAAAAAGACATTTCTAAGATATTAAAACAAACTAAAGAACAACTAGAAAATTCAGAAGGTTTAATGTTCGATGGAGAACCAGCTACCCCTGAAGCTATAGAGAGTATACTTCAAGCTATGGAAATGGGCATGGCACTAGCAAAACAAAAGAATAAAGAAAAATATACTCCTAAGAAATATAATAAGAAAGATAAATAAATTAATTATATGGGTTAATAGTCGTTACCTGGAGGTAATATATTTGAACAAAAGTATAGAAAAAATAGTGTCCAAACTAATAAAAAAATATAAAACTAATGACCCTATTGAATTAGCAGATTGTTTACATTGTACAGTAATATTAAAAGAATTAGATCCTAGCGTTAGAGGTTTCTATCAGTACTTTCAGAGAAATAAGATTATGTATATCAACAATAGTTTATCAGAACATGAACAAAAGATTGTTTGTGCTCATGAATTAGGACATGCTATCCTACACACAAAGCTAAATATCTTATTTCTTGAAAGCAACACTCATTTTATAAAGAGCAGATATGAAATAGAAGCTAATACATTTGCCGCTGAGTTACTTATTAATAACGCAGTATTGCAAAAGTATCAAAACCTAACTTTAGATCAAGTTGCTGCTGCGGAAAATCTTCCAATAGATCTACTTAAACTCAAATTAAAAATAATTTGAGTATTTTTTAAACTAGTCGGAGAAAAATATTCCAATAAAGTATTTTGTTGTATTTTGTTTCATTGTGTCGAATTATAAAATAACGACTATTTCGAGAGCCTTTGAGCACCAACCCTTAAACATTCATTTGAAACATATAAGTATTATTCTTTAAATAGAGGTGATAATTATGTCAAAACAAAAATTTGGAGGTGCATGGACATTAATAAAACTTACTGTTATAGAAAACTACTTAAAAGCATATGCAACTGCCTTAAAAAAATTAAAATATAAATTTATTTATATTGATGCTTTCGCAGGAACCGGTCGATGTGATACAAAGGCTGGATTTGTGGATGGCTCAGCTAAGATTGCCTTACAGATTGATAGATTTGATGAATATATATTTATTGAATATGACGAAGAAAAGTGTAACGAGTTACAAGAATTAAAAAAACTATATCCTAATAAGAAAATTACCATAATTAATGGGGATTGCAATTTAGAAATTAATAAGATAGTAAAAAAATATAACTGGACGTTTTACAGAGCTTTGGCTTTTATAGATCCATTCAGTTTTGAATTTGATTTTTCTACACACTCAAAAATAGCTAGTACTAAAGCAATAGATGTTTGGTGTCTATACCCTATTTCCTACGCTGCAAGGTATATGCCTAATAAAGGGAATATTTTAGATACAAATAAGAAGAGTTTAGACAGGTTGTTTGGAGAGACAAATTGG